ATCGACACATCGCGCAGATAGGAGTTGGCGAAGACGTTCCCAAGCGACACTTCCGCGTCGGAAAAACTCACTGCCTCTGAGCCGCCGTCAATAAACCATCCATCGAGAAAGATGCTTCCGCCTGTGCCATCCTGGGGATAGTTTGAGACTAAACTTATCGGAGAACCGCTAGTCTGCGCCGTAATGATGTGGCAGCTTTTCGGGACATCGCAGCTTGACCCTGAGCCGCTGTAAAATTGTATCCCTGTCGTCCCGGTGACAGTAATCATGGTACCCGTTCCCGCCGACCAAAACACGGATGCGCCGCTTGCTCCTATAACGATATTGCTCAAAGTCTCCGTGTATCCCGGCGGCGTGATGATCGTTCCCCCGCCCGCCGCAATTGCCGCTGCGTTCGCCGCCGCAAGATTCGCATAGCCGCCTGGCGTTCCCACGTACAGCACTTTGTTGATGCTCGGAGCCGCGAGCGGCCCGGTCATCGTGCATCCGCCTGTCGAGCAGCCAGCCCCTCCAACCAATGTCCAACCACCGCTTAGGCACTGGTAGAGCTTATCTGTCGTACTTGTAGCAAACTCACCCAGGTCCACCCAAGCCACGCCTGTGCAGGACTGCGAAGGCGGGTCTGCTGTGCCGGTATAAGAGGCGATTGCGGCGTCCAGGTTTTGCAGTGCTCCCCCTGCGGTGGATGCCCCCGTGCCGCCAGATGTGATAGCAATAGGAACAGTTAATCCATTAGCTACAGCTTTAGGAACCCCGCTCTCGCATAAATACATTTGAGTTATGGGCCATCCAGCCAAGAAGACTGGCAAAGCGCCAGAACAAGTCGATGGCACAGTCGGATAATACACCAGACCGCCATAACTCGGATTGACAACCCACTGCCAAACGAGGTTGTAGTAGGAGCAGGTGTACACGGTTGGGGGAGTTGTCGCCGTGTCAGTATAGATCGCCCCCGCATTACTCGAAGAACACACTGGCGGCGGAGGCGGAGTAGTGCCGCTCGACTGGGCGTGAACCGTAGCCGGAAAGATCATGCAGGCGATCAGAATCGCCGATGCAAACAAACTTTTCATCGTTCCCCCTAGTTTCCAATCGCAAACCAGGTAACTGTTTCACCTGATGCGGAGACATTCACGTTAAATGCTGTCTTTGAAGATGGAGCCGCCGCCACAGCCGCAGAGTTTCCAGTTGACACCCGGCCCCCGCTGTCTGTTGCGAACACCGCGAAGCAAGCGTTTGGAAATCCGGTTCCATTGAAGCTGACAGAGGTTTCGGTGTTGTTAGGAATTATGCCACTGGTTCCCCATTGGAGCATCCAGCCGCCTAACCACGTTGGCACCCCGATATAGCCATTCGTGCCGAGAGAAATCACGAATCCCAGCAGACACCAGGCGGTTGTTGCCACATTTGTGCTGTTGTCGGAAGACGCTGGGGTCGTGGCCGTGAGCGTCGTAAAAGCTCCCGTGTTCGCCGTGGTGCTGCCTATGGTTCCCGGCTTAGGCCAGTTCACTGTCGCGGCGGCGCTTCCCGGTCCAGATGCGCTCACGTCGCCCGTCAAGGCCGTAATCGCGTTTTCATCTGCGCTGGCCCATCCTGCCCCGCCAGTGTCCGGGTCCGTCACGTTGTTATCAACCGTGCTGACCCAGTACCCGTTACCGCTGGCCATCAAGACGCGAGCGCCTTTCGGATAGCCGCCGATGGAAGCAGAGAACGCGGAGTTGTAGGGGAATCCTCCACCAGCACACATCCACACATCGACGGCGCTCATTTGGTACAGACCGCCATTCATGTCCTCGCGATTCGGAGGAACTCCGCCTGCGGACGCATCTGCGCTGCAAAGTGGAGGAAATCCATCAACCCACGAGGCTGCGCCAGGTGTGATGCCTTGCTGTGAGGGAACAGGGATAGGATTCGTTTTGGTCGAATCTCCAGTTGCCCACGCCTCTACGATTTGTGCTGGAGCATTGCTTAACTGCATTGTCTCTCCTCACGCAACTGCATAAGGGTTTCCCGTTGGCATAAACGGAGCCTGATTGAACCCAACCGCTACATCTGTCATGCCCTTAAACCCAAAAACAGGCGGTTGAAAGTTCACCATCCATCCGCCAACGCCTGCCGGTCTCAGAAAGATTCCGCTCTGAGTAATAATATCAATCTCGAACGGAGCCAAGGCGAACTCGAACATGTAACGTATCAGCATATTTCCCAGATCGTTGACGTAGGTCCTTCCGCGCCCCTGCATCCAATCCAGAAGCAGCGTGTTGATTGAATACGAAGACGCCCGCGAGATGTTGCTGAGGGCTTTCAGCAGAATCAACTGCAGAAACTGCGCGTCTGTCAAAACAGTCGCAGGGCTTGTTGGAATCGTTCTAGTAACGCCGACTATGCGTCCCCAAATATCAAGCCCGAATCCTTGCGCCGTCGCCACATCCCACACCCAGACATAGAAGTTGTCAATGTCCTCCGAGGGATCAACCGCCGCATTGAACGATTCGATGAGCGCAAGGATCGTCGGGCTGTCCCCGTACTGCGATGCAACGGTTTGGAGGACATTGTTCAAATTGCCACCACTGCAATCTGCGAAGCCTGAATCGTCGGCTGCTGGTCTATTCCCATTGTCAGATCGTATCCGGTGGGCGAACTTGTTAGGCCCACAAGGATACTCACGAGCGAAATCCCCGGAACTGCTGCGAGGATTGCGCCCGTATAGTTGAGGGCTAGAATCAATGATCCGATTCCGGCAGGAGTATTGTTGTTTTGCCCGTTGAACTGCGCGATGACCGCGTTCTGAATCAGTGTCGCGTAGTCAGACGGAAGAGTTCCCGCATTGGTCACCGTGACCGCAAAATAGACCGCTGTCCCAGTCGGTATGTTGAACGTCACTTGGTAGGCGGGCTGAGGCGCGGAGTAGCGGGTGTCGTAGACGGTTTCCGTGGTGTTCCCGTTGTAGTTGCAGCCGCCGTCTTTGGAGAGCCAGATGGCTTGTGCGATTGCGCTGGCCGCGCCGCCAACGACCGCAACATAAACCGAGTGTGGGGCAAGCGGGTAATTTGTCGATCCATAGTTCACCGTGTTTCCTGATGGGTTGTCGATCACGTAGCAGTCGAGTACGCCGGGAACCGCGTAGACATTGGCAAAGATCGCATCTGTAGTTCCATGGCTGTTGAGCGCGACAGAGTTTTGGCGGCGCAATTCAAACTCTTGCGAGCTTTCCACGTAAGAGCCTAGAATCCCTGCCGAGGCGTTGGTTACGCTATCCCATCCTGGTATCGCCCGGTAAATCTGAATCAGCGATCCTGATGGGCACGGAATCGGACCCGTAGAGACATTGGCGAACTCTGCCGGAATCGTTCCGCCGCCGCCGATGGTCACAGCACCAAGAAGCTGATAGACGTTTCCAGAGGTATCGAGCGCAAGAGCGCCAGCCGCGATGTAGGTTCCAGGCAATCCGCCGATGGTTGCGATGACCACAGTGGAAGTCGCTGCATTGCGCGTCATAAAGTAGATTTGGCCGATAGCGTCTTGAAACCTTCCCTCTGCATATTGCGGGTCAACCTGATTCGCAATGTAGGCGATTGCGCTGTTCTTGTCCGAGATGATCGCTGAGTCGCTGGAAGCGATCTGTCCCTGCGGTGTCGATAAAGCGGGATTGACGCCTCCGCCGAAAGCGGTGTTTATGTCTGCCTGGACACCGGCAAGGATCGCCGCGTCAGTGGGCAGCACTACGCCTTCGGGAGTCCAGACAATAGGTGGAACAGAAGTCGCCATCAGAATGTCACCGTCGTACTTTCTCCGTCTCCGGTCGTGAACTGGACTTGTCCGCTGACCTCGCGTCCAGAGATTGAAGTGATGACCGTGTTTGCCGTTGCGACGCCTGGAACAGTGAGCGCCGCCTGATTGAAAGCCGCCGCAATCTGCGAGATGGTTGGATTCTGGCCTAGCAACTGTTGCCAGTACGGAACGCCTTGTGTGGTGTCGTACCAAAGCTCGCCCAGGAACGTGCGAATCGCGCTGGCCACGTCTTGAGCGACCGCGTAAGGCGGGGAAGCCAAGGCGATGTTGCCGTTCGAGTCTAGCACCAAGTCCCAGGCTTGAGTGTCGAGCAGTAGCGTGTTTTGCGTCGTTCCGCTCATCTATTGACCTTGAATCACCGTGGTAACGCTATTCGTTGGAGGCACAGGACCAGTGTAGCCCAATCCCTGTAAAAACGGCAGAATGTTGGTATTCCAAAAATCATAGAACGGTTTCAACACTAAAGCCTCTGCTGATCCCGCATCAGAAAGCAGAATCGACGGCGCTGTAATCTTGACCTCTGTCGGAGAGATCACAGAGATACCGGAACTGTTGAACTGAATGTACTGCGAGGGCGTCCCGTTCAACAGACCTCCGAGGTACATCCCGTCCGCGAAGTCGTGCGTCCTGAAAGTCGGCGGGTTCGCCTGTGCTTTCGTGCTTTTGACGTTCGTAATGTCCCGGCTGGCAAAGACGGCGATTCCAATATCTCCTGGTTGCGGGTCAAGAATGACCGCGTTCGCGCCGCCCTGAATTCTCAGATATGGCAAGCCGTACATCGTGACGTGCGGAGTTGCTACCGCCTGTCCAGTGATCTGATTCACGAGGATTTGCACGTCAACTGTTCCAACCGGCGACACCCCGCCGCTATTTGAGCAGGCGACTACTTGGACGATTGTCGCAGTCTGGACATTTGCCAGTGCCTGCTGAATCACGAAGCGCAGATTATTGTAGACGCCCCAAAGATTTGAGGGCTGCAACATGCCTGCCGGATTGGAAACAGTCCCCATCATTGCCCCACGTAGGCCGCTCCAGTTTGCGGAGACACAGCATTAACGGTAGTTTTCCACGGCCCTCCGGGCATTTGGCTCGAAAGGTGATGCGACATTGAAACCACTATCCAAGTTCCTTTCGCCTTGGGAATCGAGGAAACCATTTGAATAGGTCCGCCGAATACCAGCGCCGGATTGAAGAGCGTCTCGAAATTGACGCCAGTGCTGTTGAAAACAGGGTAGCCTTCCATGCCTGTCTGCGGAGAAATCAACGGCGCGGCGACATTGCGGGCCGATCCATAAGGCGCAATCGCAATCGTGTTCGGGCTGGTGCTGTCGAGATACATCCAGAACCTGTACGCTTGCATCAGCGCCCGCGCCTGTTCCATCAGCGTGTTTCCCCAGTAAGAGCCTTTGGCGACAGTCGTGTTGACGCCATTGTTCTCAAACTGATAGCCCATTTGTCCGGCAATTCCCTTCATAACAGTTCCAACGTCAGTATCAGCCGCAATGCTCAATGGATCGACAGGCTGGACGAGCGCCGAATATCCGATCAGCGCTTCGATATACAGGTAGGTATTGGGCATCGAAGTGTAGACGCCCCAGCAATTCAGAATGTCGCCATTGTAGACGAGCGTCTGCTGTGTGCCGTCGATTGCGAAAACCTGAATCGTATTGAATGCGAATGATGAGCCAGCCGGACTGACCACGAGCGCATCCCATAACGTGCTGGTAAGCCTGTTCATGTCGCTGGCAGTTACGCCGAAGACTTGCGCGCGAAGCGTTCCCATCATGGCTCCGCCCGCATTGTCGATGTAAACAGACGCCCGCAGTCCTTGGAGCGTGATCGTATTGCTCGACTGGCCGCCAGACGAGGAAAAGGCGTTGCCGTTCTTGAGCGTAATCACGAAGCGCAAGTCCTTGACGTTCGCAAATGAACTAGGCAGCGATCCCATACGCCCTCAAATCTGCCTCATCCAAGTAGAGCATTTGCCAGCGCCCACCGAGGCCAGTATAGATTGGATCGCTGGTTCCCTGCGTATCGAAAAAGACAAGCCATCCGCTAAATCCGAGGTACGCTGTCGGCACAAGCGATACAAGGTTCTTGCACTGCACGGCATATGCGATCTGGGTTCCATTCACAGCGAGATCGAAAAACATGCACTGATTCTTGACATAAACCGAGATCGCGCACGATTGCCCGTCAAGCACAACCTGTGTCTGCTGCGAGGGAACGGGTTGAAGGACAATCTGCTGCATTACGGAACTCCTACAGTGCCAGAGCTAAACATCCGCGCCATCCATGAAACCGGCGGAGGCGAGGCCTGGGTGATCCCATTGTTGACCGGCGCGACTGCGCTCGGAGACTGCGGAGATGCAATCCCTGATACAGCCGCTACGTTGGACAGAGCCGCAGTGACCTGTAACACTTGCTTGAGAGACACTTCCACAATCAGCATCGTTGCGCCGCGCGTAGCTGACCGCTGATAGCTGTACCGCTCCACCGTGCAAGCACCCTTGCTGCCGCTGTAGGAAGCATCGGGAGTATAGACATTGAAAAGCGCAGTTGATTGACAGGCGTCGTCAATAGCTTTCAAGAAAGCGATCTTCTCTCCCTCTGTGCCGCTCAGGGCCAGCGTAACAACCGGATTGGAAGGCTGATAGACTTTGTTGAAACTGGCGAAAGCTGCACCTTTTTTCGTGTTATTTGCTTCAATCGGGAAGTCGCTGACCTGCATCGAGCGAGTGAATCCGAACGTCAAAACCGACAGCGTTCCGCCTTCTGTCGGAGGGTAAATTGGCTTATTTGCGGGATAGGTGAAGATTCCCCACGGCAACTCGTTTGGGGCTTGGTTAATCATCCAGTCTTGCGGCGGCGCAACGCTGAGATTGATAGACGGCGCTCCGGGCGAAGTCCGGGGAATGTACGGCACTCCGGGATAGTTCGGCACATCGGGATAGGGAATCGTCGGCATTATTAAAGCCCAAAATTCTGTTGGCACACGAGCGTTGTCCAGTCCATTCCCCGCAGCATCGTCGGCGTCATGTCCTGAATGCCTGCCGGATTCTGCATGTTGATGGTTCCGATGTTGGTAACGCGACTGTTGTCGTTGCTGGTGCTGCTGGTCGTTGTGGCCGAGGAAACTGAGGCCGGAAGACTGGATGCTCCCTGTATTCCGTGAATAATTTTCATAAGTCCGGGAAGATCGCCGATGCGCGGAGATACCAATCCTGTCTGCCAGCGTGACACCGCCTGATCTGGAGAAAGTTCAGAATACCCCTTGCTTCGCACCAAAACTCGCATCGCATTGAACCCAGTGTTGTCCTCCGGGAAAGTAGCGATCTTTTTCCCGCCCTGGGCTACAACGTAGCCGGTTGCGCCTTGCGACTTCGCAAAATCTCCGTACTCAATATTGCCTGGATTGTGCGCTCTCTGAGGTATATTTGGCCTGATTCCAGTTGGCTCGTAGAATCCTTCCTTGCTGGCGATTAAATCCACGAGGAAATCCTCACGGTACTGGTCAGTTGTCTTGCCGATCCCCCATCCCATCGCATGTTTAGCCATGAATGTGTCGTACTTTTCCCGCAGAGAAATGCCCACTTCAGGCCCAGAAGGCGGAGTGTTCCTATCAACCCATTTTCCGAAGGCGTTGGTAGCTTTCTCAATCTTGTCTCGGAGCGTATCCCATGCCTCTGAGCAGGTGTCGATGCCTTCTGCCCAATCTCCCCAGTTGAACAACGACTTTCCGCCCTCAGACCAGACCTTGTAATCGTTCCGCAGCAGCAGGATTGCCGCTCCCAACGCCGTCACGACGCCCACCACGGCCAGAACAGGCCACGCCGCCGCAATAGCGCCCCAGAGAGCCGTCACTGCCAGCGTGACAGCCCCTAGCGCCCCGGCAAGCCCAGCGACGCCAGCAAGGGCCGCTGCAAGCCCAGCAACGATAGCCACAATGCGTTCATGGCGCTTTGCCCACTCGCCGATCTTCATCAGCACGTCAAGGAACTTTTCCAGGTAAGGCGTCACCTTGTACAGCAGATCGTAGCCGATCTTGACCAACAGCAGCTCAAGGTCTGTAAACCGGCGCTTGAGTTCGAGCGCCGAACCAGCCTCTTTCCCGGTTGGTCCGAATCCCGCCGTTCTGCCAATGGCCGACTGCACAGCGCCTGGGCCTTGAAGCAGCAGGTTCATTACGTCTTCCGGTACGCCGCTGGCCATCCCGAAGCTGAACGCAACCTTGCGGTCCATGCCAGAGAATCGTTTCGATAGGTCCACCATGATCTGATCGAACGGCTCACGGAAATTGATGCCCAGCCGCGCGAAGAGAGGGAGCAACTGGGGCATCCTGCCAATGAGCAGCTCTCCAGGCATCCCGGCAATCGTCCGCATGAAGTTTTGAATCGTTCCCTTATTTCCGCCGATCTCCTGAGCCGCCGCGCCCCACGCAAAGAGCTTTTGCGTATTCATCTCCAGATTGCGAGAGAGCAGGTAAAGCTGCGTATTGGTGTCGATGGTGTTTTTAATGAATACTGAAGCGGCGGCAGTACTGCCCAACACGGCGAGAAATGATCCAAGACTCGCAGAAACCTGCTTTAGCCCCTTGCCAAAATCATCAGTTGTTTTCTTGGCTTTGTCCGCTTCCTTTTCAATATCAGCGAGCTTCTTGCGGACGCCAGGAGCTTTGGCGTCTACGTCTTTAGAATCCAAGCCCAGGGTTACGATGAGGGAATCCACGATAGTCGGCATGTCATTCCCCCTCGTTCGCTGAATCTACGGCGATAATTTCCAGCAAATTATGTGCATCTTCTTCACCGTAGATCGTTTGAAGCTCCGCCAGCGTCGCCAATCGCCTTCCAACGATTACTCCGATGATTCTGGAGACGTTTGCGTACTCGGCTTGCGCTTTGCCGCCTCCAGCCCCTTTCCGAGAGATTCTGAGAGGCTGTCGGCGAGCGAAAAATCCATGTGTAACTTGAGCACCTGCCATTTCAGCGAAAGCAGTGTCTTGACTTCCTCGACCTGGGTTTCAAAGAGCGGGTACTTCACCTTGACCTGCGGCTTCTGAGGATTCGGAACGAACTCGACACACTCCATCAATTCATCCAGGAGCGGACGCATCTGCGCGGCGTCAATGGCGAAGAGCTTCTTGAGGCCGATTTCCGCCAGCGCCGCCATGCCCAACTGGAGAGCGCCGTCTGGAATCTCCACGTTCGCGGCTCCGAGGGCAAGCATGGCCCGGATCGCCCAATCCTCCGCCTTCGTCGCAGGCATCTCAGTAAGCAGGAAGCTCTTGCCTTTGTCTCTGCCCTCAGATTCAACGGTGTATGTTTCCGTCTTTCTCATGCGCTACTCCAGCTACAGCACAGAGGGCTGGACGCTGCCCCAGTTGATCGAAAATTCGCGGGCGTTGAGGACTTTTCCCGCCGACGCTACGGCGTTGTAATCCTCCAACGTGCCTTTGTTGCAGATGTACGATTCGCCCGTAGAAGGCAGGTCAATCGTGGCTGCGATGTAGTACACGTCGCGGGCAGCGCGTTGCGCGGCGTAGATTTGCTCGAAGAATCCGACGCTGGGCGAGTCGGCCTGGAATGAGAATGTCTGCTTGATCGGGTTAAAGACCAACCCGGCAGTCTTTCGCCCATCCACGCCGATCTGCGTTTCGCTGACCACGACCGCCGCCGTGTCCCACGCCTTGTCGGTCGAGTAGCCTTGCAGTTGCACAGGCGTACCGAACAAGCCCTGCACAGACATGCTGATTACCGAGTTTGCAGAGGTGATCGTGCTTTGACCACCAGTAACCCCGTTCACGAAAGCTCCCATACGTCACCTCTTCACAAAATGTCCACGCTCGCCATGCTGAACTGCTGGACGGCCCCGCCATCCGTGTACCACAAGTTGATGATCGGCGTCTGCCGAGCGTTCCGCGCTGTCGCACCTGGATCGAGAATCTGCAAGTAAAAACCGTTGGCTGTGATCGTTCCCGCCACGTTCGCACCCGCCGCGCTGTTGACCGCCGCTGCCTGAGTCGAGGACAGCGACACGCCGGGAACAATGACGCCGTTATTCAGCGCGTTGTTGATCGGCCCGTCGTAGGTTACGTTTCCATTCGCTGTCGGCTGACCCACGAGCGCGGCCCGGATCAGTCCGTAGCCGGTCAGATCGTAAGGAATGTCATTGACCGTGGTGTAGAGATTCAACAGCGCCAGTTGAAGCTGTGCGCTCAGCCAAATCTGGTCGATGTACTGGTCTGCCCAGGGGAAATCTCCCGGCATGTTGCCGTTCGAGAAGAAGGTGAATCCCTGGTTGCGCGAAGCAAACGAGCCATAGCAACTGTAGCCATTCGCCAGTAGGTTTTGATACGTCTGAATGTTCGCGCAGGTTGGCGTGACAGCGGCAGACTGGGCCGATTTCCCGGCAAGCGTGATTCTGCCATTCGTCTGCGAGAAATTGATCGACGCGATCATGCCCTGCACAAACGCGGCCACGTTCATAACCAGCGGGCCAAGCGTTCCCACTGCCGGATCGCCGCCGATGCTCATCACGCCGTTCACGCTGTTGGCGATTGCCCACACGCCGAACGTCCCCGCGCCTCCGCTCACACTGGCGTTTGAATCGCTGTCCCAGCAGACGTACAAAACTTCATCGTCCTGTTCGCTAAACCATGTCGCAAAGGACTTCTTGTCGGCAACGTCCGGCTCAAAAATCGTAGACATGCTGGCCCAGTTTTGCGACAGTCCCCAAATCCGGTTCATGGCCACGGAAGGAGTATCCTCAGCCGCTCCCTGCGAAAGAATGGCTCCTGCCGCCTGGGTTACCAATAGGTTCATTGCAATCGTCCCACTGCCAAAGGTGATTGTCGAATTGACTCCAGTCGTGCCGCTGGTGAAGACAAACTGACTCGTCCCGGCGCTCCAACTGACCGTAAAGTTCGGGTCAGTGAATGCCGCCTGGATGGCGGTTGCCATCGCGCTTTGGCTCACTTGTCCGGTCAGACTGATCGAGGCTGACGTGATCGGGGTTCCATTTACGGTTAGCGTCAATATGCCGGTGATGGCCTGCATTTCGGCCAGACTGTAGTCGGCAAAGCTGCCAGAAGTCAGCGTCGCGGCGCGAGCGGAGGCACCATTGTAGGCAGCAAAAAGAATCGAGGATGGAAGCTGGGTTCCGTTGACGTACCCGGCGAAGTAGACGGAGGCATAAGCGTACTCCGTCGAGGATGGCCCAAAGAAGGCCGATACCGCTTCCGCGCTGGCAAAGCTCTGCACTGTGCCGGTAGTCATCAGTGGGTTCTCCGTCAGCACAAGGCCGTTCATCACCAGTCCAGCGCCGCCAGGACTGAGAACTCCGGGAATTACGTTTGCGATCTGCGATGCCGGTATGGTCATTGGTTCTCCTTATGCGTCCACGTCATCAATCAGGTTCATTTTCAAAGTGTCTGCCGATTGCAATGGCACGACCACAATCGGGTTGTACTGCAAATTCATAGTCAGCGCCCAGCGGCGCTCGTACTGTTCTTCGCCGGTAATCAGCGGGGCTTCGTGGCCATCGTCGCAGTAGAGCGGGGCAATTCCTTTGGGAAACAGCGAGGCAGCGTAGGGTGTGCGCCACACTGTTTTGACTGCCGCGCACCAGTCACCCGCCAGCTTGCCGTAAAAGTCCGCCTGAATCATGAGGCGTTTCGGTCCGATGATATTGCGCTCAAGGTAGGTGTGGTCGTACCATTGGCGCGGAACTTCGAGATCAGCACTTGAAAGCTCAGTCAGTTCCACAAAACTGCCGATAGGAGGTGCAACGCGGTTTACCTGGGCGCGGATGATCTGCGCTGGCGTGACGAACGGCGTCAGAAACACTCCCAGCGCATCGAAGATCGAATCAACAGTGATCGACGGGACGTATTGTGTCGGGGCGCTCATCAGTTCACATCCTGTAGCAGGATCGCAGCCCGCGTCCACAAGGGCCATTGCTCAAGAACAGCTACCGTGAGCCACGTCTGCCCGTTGATCGTTACCAGATCGCCGCCCTTGGAGTTCACGCGCACAATCGCATCCAAAGCCCCGCGAAGGATGATCGACTGCGTAGCGCCTTGAATGTTAAGGCCGTCAAGGTGTCGCAGATCAGCGGCGGTCAGCGCCTGGACTTGTGCGAATCCGTTAACTGGAGTGGCGTAAGAAGGAACCTGCTTGAGTCCCGCGCCGATGTTGTATCCAGTGGATGCCTGCACAGTCACAGCGATATTGGGATTCACCGTGTCACTGACCGTGTTGGCAATCGAGCGCAGGTCCATCATTGACTCACCTGGTAAGAAGTGCTGTTGAGCATGTCTCCGGTCCAGATCAGCGGCTTTGCCTGTGTTCCTGATGCCAACTTGCGGCCCTTTGCCACGTCGCGCTGCGCCTGGACAACATCGCGGGCGCGAATGTTTTGCGGATTGTTGCCGAACTTGAAGCGCAGCCGGAGAGTAGTTTTCGAGAGCGGGGGAGCGGTCAAGTCGATAATGCTCTGCTTGAGTTCGCCTTCGATTTCCTCTCCCATAAAGGCCAGCGTCTTGGCTCCATCCATCTTGCTTGCGGTCAGTTGCCGAGCCATCATCCCCGGCCACTTGCCCGATTCGTTTGCAACCATGGTGCGGAAGAACGGACGAGGCGGCGCAGGAAAGCGTCCCTTATGGCCGAACTCGTTCCAGAACGCAATCGGAGCCTGGTCGTTGTCGATGAACCCTACCTTGACAGAGCCATGCGCCTGCTTCGCCAACTCTAGGAGCTTGGCGGTCACCGCGTCGGACATTTTCACGGCTCTGGCAGCCATATCGGAACATCCTCACTGAAAACCCCGTCGCAACTCACTCGCACTGCTGATACTGTCGGCAACTCCAACTCGCCGCTTTCGATTCTCTCCAGATCGCGCTCCAACTCTGAGGCGTCAAGAGAAATCTGCACCATCATTGAATCGGCTGTGGTAGCCATGCAGTCCCCATCGGCGTCCCTGTGAAGCCCTCTACTCGCGTCGGGTTTGCAAAGTACCTCATGCCGCGATAACTGGTCGTGGCCTGCCAGAATGCCGCCCCATACTGCGTCTGATTGAACCAGGAGCCGCTTCCTGGCGTTGCTGGCGTGAAATCGAACGTAGCCCCCACTGCCCCTTCATTGGCCGCGCTAACACGCCCTACAGGCCGCGTCTGGCCATCTGCCGTCAATAGCCCACTCAGGTAAGCGATGTGCGCGGTCAACATATTCAACAGCGTTCCGCGAAGGTTTACATCTTGGACGATGCTGCAATCCGTGTTGTTGAGGTACAGGCCAGCCTCTGAGAACATTGAGGCGAAGAGCGCCGGATTGGCTGTATAGGCGGATGTGAACTCCGGGTACCGCCCTAGAAACACGCTCGGATTGAACACTGCCACACCCATCAGCTTACCGCCTTTTCGATCCTCACTCCGTCGATCACCGCGTTCTTGCTGATCGGCTCGAATCCAGTCTTGGGCGTGTCTTTGGCCTTCGCGCTGGCTTCCTGGTCTGAGCGGGCCTCGAAAACCGATCGTGTCTTGAGCGGCGGGAATCCGGTGTAAGCCGCCTTCCAGTCGTTCCAGAATTCCAGATCGACAGCCGTTGTGGTGAAAGCCGTTGGCGGAAGATAAAGCCCGCTCTCCAGCCGCTTCCCGTAGGTTCCACCCAGTTTGACCGTCAGGTTCCGGTTCTTCGGGTGATGCAGCACAAGGCCGTTTGGTAAACGGCAACCAATCAGAATCGTTTCCTTTGCCATGATGCCCTTCCAAGGAGCGGCGCTAGGCCGCGCTGAGGCCGCATTTATGCGGCTCCTGTTGAACTGCTTTTGCCCGCGCAAAACGAAGATGCTGCGCAGCCGACATTCTTGCTCGTAGCTCTGGAGTACACCGTTCACGCGCTGCAACTCGCATCCGCGTGATCGTTTCGTCAGAGAATGTGCGTCCCTTCATTGCCTGAGACATCTTCTCTCGCCATTCGGGCGTATGCGTATGCCCTGCGAAGTGTTTATTGCCAAGCGGAGCGCCCGCGCCAACCGCTTTCAGCTTCTCAGAGATTCTCTGCCTCATCTGTGGCGTCATGCGCTCTCTTGCGTAGGATGAGAATTTGGCGCGAGTTTCCAGAGAATGCTGGTGACCTGGTTTGAAACTTGTTGGCAATTCTTGAGCTTTCAGTGAAACGGAGATTTTGGCCCGCGTTGCTGCTGAGTGGACCATCGGGTATCCGCTTGTTCCTTCGCCACCATCAGTACGATTCTGGAGACATCCAGTTCCGTTATCAATCCTACCGTAAAGAACAATCAAACGCCGTTCTTCATCGAATGCCGCGTTTTCAGAGAGACCCGAACTGACAATCAAGATATTGGCCTTATCGGATGGAACAGGGACGCCGTGCTGTTTACAATATGCTCGGTTTCCCCGCCCCTTGCCAACGTAGTACGGCATCCCGATCTCCCCATGCTTCGACTTCTTGCTTCGGAGGTACATGTACACATAGAAGTTATCCATGTATACATTTTAGCATAGTTGCAGCTAAACTCCGAGTAACTGACTGATTAAAAAGGGTCTAAACAAAATCGTTCCCCAGGAACCTTGCGAGGTCTTCTGCTTGAAGCTCGAAAGCTCAATCTTGATCGGATGGGCGCGGAGCTTTTCGGTGAAGGCCGTCGTCGCTGTGCGCTGCCCCTGCATCTCGTCAGCGATCAACTGCACCAGATTGCCGGACGTGGTTTGGTACTCCGGGGCCGTCTCGATCTTCATCTTCGGGAAGTTCTTCTTGAGCATGTCCTGGACGTTCACGTTGTAGGTGTTCGTCAAGGTGAGATAGACCTGCGATTCCGGCGACATAGCCAAGGTCATCGGCGAGGCCATATCGAGTTCGACAAGGCCATAAGCCTGCGATACCAGTTGCCCATACAGCGCCTTAATGTCGTTGTAGACATAGATTGCGCCGTTCGGATCGGTTGCCTTCTGCGCCCAGGTCACCAGCACTCCAGCGGTCACCGTTTCGGAGATCGGAGCGATGGGGGACGAAAGCGACGGATCGTTGAGCAGGCCGTAATTCGCCAAGCCCTCGATGCCGAAGAAGTAGCTCTTGTTCTGGAACTTGTTCAGCGTGAGAACGGACGCGATGCGCTGCCGGTTGGCCCAGTCGATACGCGCAAGGCCCATCTTGTCGAGTTCGCGCTCCCCCCATTGGGTGATGACCTGGTAGGTGTAGGACTGGCGCTGTACCCAGTTCACGTTGGCCCCGGCGATTCCGGTTTCCGAGTAGTCGCCGTAAGAAGAGACCATGCCGGTTGACTCGACGATGGGGAACATTGCCGTCTCCAGCGTCCAATCTCCCTTCTTGGTTTCCTCTCCCACGATCTCTGTCGCCTTCATCGGGGCGACCAGGATTTCGATCACCTTGGGGTCGATATAGGTGGAAAGAAACGCGGGGATGCCGCTGTTCGAGATCGTGACCAGTTCGGGCTGGGCGTCCATGGCCAACAGGCCGCCGCGCTCTTTCTCGGTGCGCTGTAATTGGGCGTCAACGCCCATGAAATGAACGCCCCACTTCCGCGATACTGCTTCAAGATGACGGTCCATTGTCTGCTCCTACCACGTTGAGATTTGTACAAGTTCGCGCACGGCGGCGGCGGACTTGGCGGTCCAGTCCGTGAGTTCAATTCCAGCGGTCGTTGTGAGATTGTCGCCTGCCGAATACTCAGTTGCCAGGTACGCCGCGTTGAGCGCATAAATTCCGGTCAGGCCGGTCGTGCCGTTGATCTGCGCGGCAAGAATCGCGCCGGTGGGAAGATAGCTCGGATTCGTCGCGTCGGCAATCGGTAATCCGGCGGCAAGTGTCCCGGACCCGACGGCGGTCACAGCAACAGTGATTCCGAAGGTCAGAACGCCCGTGGCGCTGGCTGTGTATGCCGTGCCTCTGTTGCTCAGGCTGTAGGTCCCGGTTGATCCGCCCGTGCCAGACAGTTGACCGCTGATCTTCGTGACAGCCGCCGGGAATCCGCCACTGCCGCTCACCGTGTCACCAACGGAGATGTACGTTGAGACCGCTGTGACCTTGACCACGTTCCCGAAGGTCGTCACGCCCGTGCCAGAAGCCTTGTACGCGCTTCCCGCCGCGCTTAGGACATAGGAGCCTGCGCCGCCAGTGGTTCCACCCGGAAGCTGCGATGTGATCGTGGCCCCGACTGGAAATCCGCCGCTGCCGCTCACCGTGTCGCCCACAGAAATCAGGCCAGTGCATGAAGTCACAACCATGACCGCTCCGAAGGTCGTAACCGTTTGCGCCGTTGTAGTGCATTCCGCACTGATCTCATAAACGCCTGCTCCGAGATTCTGGAGAACAGTTGTTCCGCCGGGGATGCTGTCGTCCGCTGCCGCGATGAAGTCGCCGATTGAGATTGTGCCGGTAGTGGCCGTCAGCGTGATCTGGTTTGCATGTCCAGCGACGACTGTGCCAGTCGATGTCGAGCCGAGCGATGCGGTATTGGTCGAGCCAAGGCTGGCCGTATTGGTTGAGCCGAGCGTAGCGGTCACGCTTGCGGCTGTACCGGCAGAGGTTTGGACTGAGCCGTCGTAGAAGGACGCATACAGCTTCCCACCACGCGGGAGCGAAGACGGACCGTTGTTGACCGCCAGAAAGTCCCCGGCAACCATCAGCGTGACCGGGAATCCAGGCGGAATCAGCATCCCGGCGGCTTGCAGGTACTCAGTCAGCAGACCCTGCTGGTCACGATGCACGAATCCATCCGGCACAGCGAGATTCTGGCCGGAGTTGGTTACCGTCCTGCCGTCCGATTCAATCCAGGCGAACTTGCCAATCGTGACGCCGTTTGGACCGGCGACCAACGCTCCGTCTCCGGGTGTGAGAGCAGTCGCCCTCGGATTGGCGCTGGCGAAATCACCCTCTACGCCCAAAGGGTTGTAAAGGTTGACCCGCGTCTGAAAACTGCCGATGAGATTGCTTCCCATGATCTTCTCCTCACATCACCTGAATTGGGCGGTTTGCGCCTGCGAACTTTTCCTCGATGTTGATGCTTGAATCGAAGGCGACACGCGGCGCGGGCTTCGATGCCTGTTGCGCCAGATTGAACAGCGCCCGGAGCGCCGGGACGCCGGTCACGTCCTTGTGGTCAACCTTCATTTGGTCGAGCGCAAAGGTGTAAATGCCCTCTGCTGAGTCTTGAGCCAGCACGTCGCCCACAACCGCGCGCACGGCGCGGCGGGCGTTTTCCGCATCGCGGAGTTCGGCTTTGATTTCATCTGTCGCCAGTTTGATTCGGGCATCCATGGCCTTTTTCTCCTCTTCAGCGTCGCGGGCGGCTTTCTTGGCGTGGTCCGGCTCGTCTTCCTCTTCCTTTGACCACTCCTCGAAAGACAAGTCCTTAGCCCGCTTGATCTTGCTGTCTTTGGCCTTGCGTAGGCTAGCAGGCATCGAATCGTCGTTGGGATCGTCTGCGCTCCCGTCTTTGCGCATCTGCGCCCACATTGCCTTTTCCTCAGCAGTCTGCGCATCTTTTGCGATGCGGTCCTTGGCTTTGGGGCGCTCTTCGCCTTCATCCTCCTTGACTGCATCCATGGCGACACGGGCTGAATCAATGCGCAACGCTGCGTCCATAGCAAGCAGCTTTGGCTCAAGCGCCCGGAGATCGCACTGCTTGCGCGTCAGGCCAATCACCATTGGCTTCAGAGCCGCATCTGCGGCCAGTTTAGGAGAGGCCGCACAGAGAATTGCGTAAAGAGCTTTGCCAAACTTCGTCTCAGTCATTTTCGTCTCCAGTATGCTGTCCGCTGCCATCACATCTGACCCGGCGCGGCCTGATTTAACCAGCGCAACGTGATTCCCCTGAATGTCGCGCATCACCCCGTCGTACCGCTGGCCCTCGTACATCCCCGGCGTCATGTCCGCCCGGTAACGATACGAGGCCGAGAGTTCCCGCACGGTGCCCGTCTCCACCCCGGCGATTGCTTCCACGTCCCAAATGCAGAGATCGGCGATCAAGTACGGAGCCTCGAAGGATACTTCCGATCCGATGGTCCCGGCGATTGAATCCTGCTTTGGGTCTTCCGCACTGACTGGGATGTGCTTGAACATCAACTGATTGCGGGCAAAAGACGGAGCAGCCTTCGCTAGCTCGCCTGGATCGCGCAACAGATAGTACACGCGCTCCGGTTCCAGATTCAGCTTGTCCGCTTCGGGGATTTCCCTTCCGTAATAGGGATTGACGGTGGCCTTGGAGATCGGCGTCCGCAGAATATGCAGCCGTCCGTCCGCGTCGTATCGCCGATTCTTGAGAGCAGAGTCGCAAGCAATCTCCATAGACCTTCTCGATTCACAGCCTTGCACTATGAAAAGGCGATTGCAATATGCCCTTGACAAAAGATAGGCAATTGCCTTACAGTGGATTTACTGGCGGTTGCAGTAGAACGTAATGGAAACGCCAACGCCGAGGCAGAGTGCAGCTAAACTCGGTATGGTTGCGGCACTGCATTGCGCGCATCCTTCAGGGTTCAAGTCCCTGCCAACTGCCAGTTGAAAGGATCACATGGAAAAAGAACCTGCAAAGATACCAGTTTCCGCAATCGTCAACATTCCCAACCTTCAGCTTCCCACGATTCTAAAACCAGCTTTGATTTACTTGATATTCGAGCATCTGAAAGTGGGAGACAGAGTAGAAGTTGACGGCATGTCGTACATCTACATGGGAGACAACTAGGTGATCCGCTCAACCGTCTGCCGCCGTGGTCACCGCCTTGTAACCGGCAAGGATGGACGCCAACGCTGCCCAATCTGCCAGAGCAGGTATTCAAGGGAATGGCGGAAGAAACGTAAAGGAGACTTCAATGCCAGTTCTACGCCAACCTAAACGGCTTTCGCCGCGCCGCCGTAAGTTGCTTTTGCGCGGTTATGGTCGAGCCATTCAACGCGCAATTTTGGCTGACATGAACATCAATGGGCCTATTGCCTACGACAATGCTGGATACGAGCGAATTTTAAGTATCTGCCATTCCACAATGAACCGTTTCCTGCCAAAACAGAAAGGAACAAAATGAGAGAGTTTCTGATTCACTGCGCTCAATCCGCTATCGCTCTTCTGCTTTTCTTTGCTCTGTGCGTGATTGTGCAATTCAGGCGCAGATAGATGGGTGACTTAGGCTGACAGCCGGGAAAGACGGGCAGTTTTCTCAGATGGAGTGAACGGCAGCACAGACCGCCCCACGCAGCGACATCCAATCAGTTCCCCCGGATAAATCCACTTCTTGACTGCCGAATCCCACATCCCTTTACTAATCAGGTACCTCTTGCCGTTCATGGCGACGTGCGTAGGGCGCGGCTCCTTCCCTGCGTGGGAATGAAGCCAGATCGCCTCAGTGATTCCGAGTTCCTGCATCCGCGCCCGTTGCACTACCGCGTTCGCCTTGTTTGACTGATCCCGGCTTATTAGCACAGCCCGGTTCGCCGCTACGTGGAAGCGCCCGCGAATCTCCGCTGCCATTGACTTGAGATCGCGCCCAGCGGCGTAGTTCCGCATCACGATTCCCTCGACTTCCTGTAAATACTGAGCAGGAATCGAGCGAATCAGGCCCACATTTTCTGCCAGCGACGCCGCGAACGCATCCCGCATAGCCGTGGTCATGGTGAACTGTATAGACCAGCCCGCATCCCTGAGCGCCTGCCGCATGGCCGCGTCTGTGGCCTTGAAGGTGCGACTCAGGAAACCATGCGCAATCGGCACGGAATCCTCCTCAAACCGTTTGCGCCACTGCTCAAAGAGGCGCTGTACCTCTTCCTGCATCTCGGCAGAAGGCAGTGCATCCGTCGCCAGGACAGGCGGCGCGGCCTTGCGCTGGGCCTCCAGCCAGTACTCAACACTCGCGGCCATCTCTCGGATGAGCGCAAGCAAGCGCCGCTGATACCGCTGTCGAGTAGCAGCGTTCGGCCAAACCGGACGGCAAACTTTAGGCTTTGGTTTCATGGAAGTCTGTCTTCTTGGTTTGTATACAGGTAACCGAAAGTCCGTTTTCTTTGAGGAGTTTTTCTACCATCCCTGCATCAAACGCGCTGACCGCTATCAGAAATAGCTTTCCATCGTATTCTTCATCGACAGCGGCCGTAAGAAACGAAGCTAATCGCGGAGAGCATCTGTCTAGAAGAGTTTCAATCAACTCAGGATTGACGTGTCTCATTTTTCTCCTTTGTGTATGGCAACAGCACAGGCCGTGTGGCCTTAACGAGGATGTGAATGTCCACCACTTCGATCTGGCGCAACTCGCGCGGCGGCTTGGCTACAAACAACACGTCGCTCATGCGTACACACCCCAGTCTTGATTGTTGATCTCGCAGATTGCGCATCGAATCGCAAATACTGAGTAGCAGGTAGACTTAGACCATCCCCGCATGTTGCGCCGAAGTTCTTTCAGGATTCTCCCTTTGCGGCGCTTTTTTTCGATGGGAATGTTCCGCTTTTGCAAGGCGTTGATCGCCGCGTTCACGCGCTCCGTATCCCTCTGCGCCTGCTTCGCATTGTCTTCCAATTCAAATATCACATTGAAGAAATGCTTCCATTCTTCCCCATCTTCGTATTCTTTTAGTGTGAGCGGACCTTCTACGCGGTCTCCGCACGTGAGATAAACATTTCCGTAAACGTCAGTCATCATGCTGTCGCCCTTCCGAGATTCGCGCCCAATTCCGCCTCATTTGGCGGCGCAATCTCTTTCTCCACATCAATGCCCTGGTAGCCGCTGTCGGGATCACGGGCCATCCGTTCGCGCTCTTCTTGCGCGTCAATCACTCCCCGGTCGATCAGGTTTCCGGCCCGCACGCTGTCGTTGACGCGGATGGTGGACATTTGCTCTTCGGTCATCTCGTACATCGGCTCGTAGTCAAAGGTGATTTCCGGGTCGATCTCGCCAAAGAGTGAAAGCTGTACCAACTTCGATATTGTCTCGATTGGTATGCGGTAGTGGGCTTCCTGCTGCGCGTGAATCCAGTCGTACCACACCCTAATCTCGCCCTCAGCCGTATTGCCGAATCCCGAAGGAGTGACGCCGGTCAGAACCGTTGCGGGCATCCGCGACACCACACAAAGCTGCTCAAGGGCTTGGGCCTGGAGTTCATGCAGACCGCCCAACGGAACTGCGATCTGCTCAAGTTCCTCGCGTTCCTTGTCGAGTGCCATGACGCCTTTATTGCTGCGAGTGGCCGTAAAGAGTTTGATCCGAGCAAACAAGTTTGACCCATCATCCCCGCCGGTCAATACCTGATCCATGGCCGTCTTGAGCACCACGATGGAGAAATTGTTGATGAGATCGGAAACGCTCTGCCTGGTTCGCAGCCAGTTGTTGACATAAGGCTCAGCAAGCTGCGATAGGCTCATGCCAGAAAAGTTGAATCCCGGCTTGAAGATGTCTGGCACTTCGCGCGTGGTGATAATCAGCAGCCGAGTAGCGTCCCAATGCTCGCCCATCACCCACCAGCTTTGCGGCTTGTAGAACGTCGGCGCAGCGGGAGTCAGCGCGTTGTACATGAGCGGCGTGGTCCAGATCGGATCGACGTTCTTGAATCCTTCCAGACTGCTTTTTGCGATTGTCTTCCCGCTGAGAATGAGCGGCGTTTTTACGTCGGCGCCTTTGATGTTGATGAGAATCTGCCCCGTGCCATACAGCGCGTCATGCTCCGCCGCCTTGCGAATGATCTGCTGGATTCCGAGACGAGTGAATTCCTGCTCGATGGCTGTGATCTTCTCTTTGGTTCCCTCGTCATCCGTGTCTGTGCTGTTGAACTTGATCCACTTGCGGGTCAACTCAGTAGCCAGAGCCGTCGCCATGTTGCGATACTCAGAGCGCAGCGCCAGCGCCATCAGATACGGGTATCCGGGAAAGCCTTCGATGCTGCTGTAGGCGTAAAGTTGAGAGCCGAACTGTGGAGCGTAGTCCATTGCCATCCGAGCGCATTCGTAAGATGCTTCATCCATCGCAACCTGCGCCCGTTGACCTTCAGGAACCACGCCTTTGGGAATCTTCGGCGCTTGGATTGGATAATGCGGCCTGTCATCGGCTTCCAACGCTTTTGTCAACGCCAAGCGTATTGCTGAGAGGCTAATGGGCTTTGCCGGTAAACTCTGTGCTTTCTTCATTCGACTGTCACTCCAAAACGATTATGCACCAATTCGCGCATCTCTTCCCGGAGAAAGTAGCCGTCCGCAAAGAAATCGCCCAGCCGCGTCCAGCCGGAGCGGTAGTCGAACCGACGTGATCCGGCCCAGTTGGGGAAGCTGCTGCGTAACCCGTCACGGTGCCTCAAGTCCGCTTTCGAGTACATCAGCGGGCGCTGCTCGGCTGTCATTTCCTCTTCTGTCCGGCGCTTTCTCATGCTCTCCCCATTGCGGCGTCTATTGCCGATTGGCTGATTCTCAAAGATGAGAAAGTGGGAGGAGCAAAGGCCATGACAAAAGCATCTGCCAGGTTTGGCGATTTTACTCCGCCCCCGATTCGGGTTGGCTTTGCTAAGTCCTCTTTGCTCTCCACCTTGACTCTTCCGTTCTTGTCAAAGTCGCGCTTCGGCGTTGAAAGCTCTGTTTTCAGCTTTTCAAGATGCGGCATGTCACTCGAAATGCTAATCAGGTCGTCGTCTTTGAACTTCTCTCCTCGGTTGATCGCGTTGTAGGTATTGCGGAAGCGGTCTGCGATGTTCCACCATGCCTGAGCCTTGAGGTTGGAGAAGAAGTCCTTATTTTTGATCTGATTCTGACGGTCGCCGACATAGAACTCTTCCGGCCTCTCGACAGCCGCCCCCGCGTTGAACTTCGCATAGCGCAGCCGTAAATGCTTGTCTCTGGCTTGGTTCAACTCGTCAAACTTTGCGCCAGCAGACGCTCCGACGCCGATGCTGTCGTACCGAATATCTGCGGACCTTTGCGCGGCAGACTCATAGGTTCGCATACAAGACTTGAGCAGTTCGTCTTCACGCGCTCTCCATTCGTCTGACCAGAAAGCCACGCTGCCGTGAGCGTAGACGTTCGCGCAGGCGTCTTCTCCATCGTCGGCCACATCGAATCCGATTGTCTTGTTCCCGGCAGGATCGAAGCCAAGCCTTAGATGGGCATCAATCGAAGCCTCGATCCAACTCCGTTTAATGACCGCTCCCTCGGTATCCTGCTTGGGGTTGCCCATGTAAATGTGCTGGTAGTCATCCTCAGATTCGGCACGGCACCTGGCGATCATCTCTTTGGCTGTCTGCGAAAGAAAAGGGTTCTCATCATAATTGATCTTGCGTACTACGTACTTCGGCGGCGGGTTGACCACGAGCCGCTGATAGGCAAAGTCGGTTGCGTACATCGGATTGAAGATCGCCCAAATTTGCGCGCCCTCTTTGCGTAGGATCGTCGGCTCGACAGTATCCCACTGCTCTTTGGTGAGAAAGTGGGCCTCTTCAATCCACCACACGTCCACATCCTCAAGCGAGCGTATTTCTGAGATGTTGCGGGCCAGCCCGTAGAAGATGAAGTTGCTGCCCGTCCGGGGATGCACGATAGAGCGGTCAGTGATCTCGAACTCATCTCTCAATCCGAAGCGTTCTATTTGGATCTTGAGCAGTGTGTAGACTGATTCGGCGATCTTGTTTTGGAACTGACGTGTACAGAGGAATCGGACGTGATAGTTCGAGGCAAGATAGATGGCGAATCCAGCGGCGTCCCAGCTTTTCGTGGAGATGCGCCCTCCGTAGAGCACATGGCCTGTGCCTGGAGTAGTCCAAAAGCTGCGCAATGCCGGATTAAGAGTCGGAGATTGTGTACTCATTAGTAAACAATGCCTTTCAACTCTCCAAAAGTATCACCCCCGAGATCGGCGACACCACTTCTATATTTATCAACAACTTATCTGTTTACTCTTTAGTAATATCTTGCTTCGGCGATGCGTAGAAATCGTTCAACGTGCGCAAAAACAGCGGATTGTCCGCTGATTCGCCTGGATTCTTGTCGCGCCATTCCTTCGGTCTGCGATTCTTCAGCCAAAAGATCATGGCAGTGTCAGATGGAGGAACCAGCTCCCGCACGGGAACGCGCACCACTTGGCCATCAACAACCACAATCTTTTCAGAATCATACTCATAGCCTATGGCCTTACGGTACAAGGTCCGCACCACAGCATTGTCAAACTTTTCCTTTCCGTCTTTTAAGGACTCAAGAAATTTTGGAAACGAGTGCTTCCATGCGTTGATTGTTTGCTCACTAACTCCAAAGAAATCAGCTAGTTGCATATCAGTAGCCCCTAAAAGACAGAGCTTCTCCGCTTGCTCCGCATACTCAGGCCGATAGTCAGTGGGGCGTCCGGCGGGCATTACGCGGCCTTCCCGCGCTCAATCTGCGCTGGTTCAATCACTGTGCCGATCTGTCGAACACGCCCACACACCATCTCGAAGACGGGAATCAGCACACCGTTACGGGCCTGGATGACCTGCACGGTCGTGATTACGCTCGGCTCGGGATCGCTGGTTTGCATCTGTAATACCATGGCGATAGTGTAGCACGATGTAAAGTCAGCTTGTCAAGAGTGTTTCGCTTTGATGGCCGCGAGGCGCTGTTTCCGCTGGGCAATCAAGATGTAGTGGTAATGAGCCAGTAACGCATAAGTGGTTACTTTGGAATAGTTGGCACTGAATTATTATCTTGCACAGTTGACTTTGTTACGCAGAGTGCGTATCATTATTGTTATGGGTAGCGTGAGACGATCAACGTGCTCGAAGGGCCACAAATACGACCAGGTGCGCTCTAATGGGCAGCAGCAGTGCTCCATCTGCAACAACGAAAGAGTCCAAGCATGGCGTCGCAGAAAGAAAGCTGAAAATATTTCAAAATAGTTCACGATGTGGTACAAAGGGCTTGACATGGTTATGCAGTGTGCGTAACATGGAAACAGTAGTACAGCGCATGGAGGCGCGAGAAGATGAGATTTACGGCATACGCCGCGACGAGTGGGGTAGAAGTGGATTTGGACGCCAAGACATTACTTGGCGCAAAACGTGAGGCGTCCGACTGGATCACATTTGGTGGTGGCGATGTCATCGTCTCTGCGGATGGCGAGCCTGTCGCAGTGCGCTACTTTTGGCGGGTACTTGATCGGTTTGGCTGGGGCCCATGGCAAACCGTCTAGCACCCATAACCCGGCCCGGATGGGCGAGTGGGCGCGCATGAAATCACCCAAGGCAGTTCCGCTCGCAGTGCTCAGGCTCCTGGCGAGATGGGCGACAGAGAGAGCGGGGAGAATCAAAG